GGAAAAGAAAATCCCGGAGAGTAACCCCCCCCTCACGCACCGTGAGGATTTCGTGGATTTGCCGTGGGTCCCGACGCTTGTCCCGCCGGACTCGTCGTGGCCGCGTCTCATGTCCGCGCCGCACCCGGACGCGTGCGGGAGTTTGGGCGCGGACTGCGCGGAATGGGCGCAGGACCACCTCGGAATGCGACTGGTTTGGTGGCAACGCCTCGTCTTGGCGAGGCTGTTGGAGGTGGACTCGCAGGGCCGGTTGGTGTGGCTGTCGGCGGTGCTGTCGATGCCCCGGCAGGTGGGGAAGTCGTGGTTGCTGCGCGCCCTGGCGATGTGGCGCATACACCAAACCGCGCGGTTCGGTGAGGAACAGACGGTGATGCACATATCGCGCGGGCTGTCGGCGTCGCGTGAGGTGCAACGCGCCGCGCGCATGTGGGCGCGGGAGCGGAAACCGTCGGGGTACAACTCGCGGGAGCAGAACGGCGCGCAGGAGGTGTCGACCCCGGACGGGTCGCGGTGGCTGATCCGGGACATGAACGGCGCGTACGGTTTCTCCGCTTCGCTGGCGATCGTGGACGAGGCGTGGGGCGTGGACGTCGGCCACGTCGAAGAGGGCCTGGAGCCGACCCTGCCGCAACGCTCCAACCCGCAACTGGTGCTCGTGTCGACGGCGCACCGCCGCACCACGGCGCTGATGCCCGAGCGGCGCGCCCTCGCGGTTGGGCGGCTGCGCAACCCCGGGTCCGCCCTGCTGATCGAATGGTCCGCCCCGACCGGCACCCCCCCGTCGGTCGGGGCGGCCCGCGACTGCTCCCCTTGGTGGTCCGAAGCGCGTGAAGCGCTCGCGTTGGAGGCGTTCGAGCGGATGGCCGCGGCCGGGCCCGCCGGGCACGACTCGGGGCCGGGGGACGCGTTCATCACGCAAACCATGAACCGCTGGCCGGCCGGGGCGTATACCCGCGACGGGATCGTGCCCCTCGTCGACGCCGAGGTGTGGGCCCGCGCCGCCGACCTCACCGCGCACCCCACGGGCCCGCTGATCGTCGCCGTCGATGACAGGATGGGCGTCGGTGCCGCCGCTGCCGCCGCCGGTATGAGCGACGACGGACGCGTCATCGTGTGGGGGCAGTTATTCCGCAACCGCGCGTTGGCGGCCAATTGGGCGGCCCTGCTCGCCGAATCCCGACCGGGCTCGCGCGTTGTCGTCGGCGCGGTCCTGGTCGGGGACGACGCGTTCCCCGCCGCAGCGAAAGTGTCGACCGCGGACGCGGCAGCCGCCTGGCCGAAACTCCGCGAGTTGCTCGCCGCCGGCATGCTCGCCCACGACGGCGGCACCGAACTCAGCACCCAAATCGTCGCGGTCAAGGTGGCCGAACGGACCGGCGGGCTAGGGGTCATCTCCCGGTCCCGCTCCGACCTGGCGCGCTGCGCGTCGTGGGCGATCGCCGCCGCAGCCGTCGCGCCGGCCCCCAAACCGAGATGGGCGATGGTCTAGATGGGCGTACGCAACGCGTACCGCATGTTCCGCGCATCCGCCAACGCGGTACCGCCCGGCGCGGCCCGCCCATCAATGACGATGTGGTACGACCCGGGCGGGGTCCGGCCCCCCGTGTCGTGGGCACCCCAGTCGGGGGAGTTCGAAACACACTGGGACTGGGACCTCTCGTGGGCAGTGGCGATACCGGCGGTGTGGCGAGCGCGTCTGCTGATCTCCCAAGCCATCGGTGACATGCCGCTCGGGGCGTGGGAAGGCACCCAAGAGTTGCCCCTGCCGGGCGTCCTGCGGCAACCCAACCCGCCCGAGGACCGATGCTCCACGATCGCCGCGTGGGTATGCGACCTACTCGACCACGGCAACGCGGTCGGGCAAATCATTCACCAACCAACCCGCGAGTCCGACACGATAATCCCCTGGCATTCGACGGAAGTCGCCGTCGGCCGGGCGCCGTCGGGTGCGGCGGTGTACACGTACCGCAGTGTCGCCTATCCGGCGGATCAAGTGTTCCACGTGAAGGGGATGTCCGGACCGAACGACTTACGCGGCATCGGCGTGATGGAAGCGGGCCTGTCGACGATCCAACGCCTCACCGCCGAGTCGGCGTACGCGTCGAAGGCGTTCAACTCCGGTGTCCCGTCCGGTCTGCTACGCGTGAAAGACCCCGACCTGCAGGTGGGCGACGACGACGACCCCGCCGGGTACGCCACCGCGAAAGGGCTCAAGAAAGCGTGGCAGTCCTCCATAACGTCGGGGGACGTCGCCGTCCTATCCGAGTTGGTGGACTTCACACCCCTGTCGTGGACACCGACCGACGCGCAAATGGTCGAAGCCCGGCAAATGTCGATCGTCGACGTCGCGAATATGTACGGGCTCGACCCCTATTGGGTGGGTTCCGCGCAAACCTCCGCCCCGTACCAGAACGTGCAAGACGCCGCCGTCCAACTCGCCCGCTTCACGCTCGGGTTCTGGATCAGCGCGCTAGAGGCGCAACTCTCCCGCCTCGTGCTACGCGGCGAGGCACGCTTCAACCGCGACACGATCCTCGCCGACCCCCAGTCCACGCGCATCGACAACGCCGTGAAGGGCCTGGACGCCGGCCTACTCACCACCGACGAGGCACGCGCGTACGCGTACGGACTCGGGCCCCTCGCCCCCGGCGCGGCCCCCGTTCCGGGCGTCACCCCGCTATTCCCCACCGGGGATTCCGACACCAACCAACCCGCAGTGATGGGGGAATGATGGAAACCCGCATGTTCGCACCCGAACTCGAAGTCCGATCCATGTCGAAGCGTCTCCTGTGCGGGATCGTCGTCCCCTACGGGGTCGATCAGCGCATCGACGACACCCTGACCGAGCGGTTCGAGGCCGGCGCTTTCAACCACCAACTACGCGCCGCGAACCGCGTCGGTTTGTACCACCTCCACTCGAACGATGGGCGATCGCTGCAACTCGGGTTCGCGACCGAACTACGCGACGACCCCGCCGGTCTGTACGGGGAGTTCCGGGTCGTCGACCAGACCGCGTACGGGGACCACTACTTGGCGTTGGTCCGGGAAGGCGCGCTGCGGGAGTGGTCGATCGGGTTCGAACCGATGCGGGACCGGGCCGCCGGCCGGACAACCGTTCGGGTCAAGGCGATGTTGAAAGAGACCGCGTTGGTCCCCCAAGGCGCCTACGGGGAGTTGGCTGCCGTCGGGCAAGTCCGGGCGGCCCTGCCGAAACTACGCCGCGACGAATTACTCGCGCGGTTGCCGAAGCCCACGTTCCCGGCGTAGCTTCACTGCCTGAAGGCATCGACACCCCTGGCAGGCACCCCCGACGCGTCGGGCACCCCTCCCGGCACCCCGCCGCCCTCACGCGATGACACGACACCGTGAGCCAAGGGGAAAACAAATGACCAACGTTTATCTCTCCAAGTTGGAGAGTCAACACGAGCAACTTGTGGCCGAATCCAACGCCATCACCAATGCTGCGCTACGCGAGGACCGCGACGTCACCGACGAAGAATTCCGGGCCGTCGAGGGCATGCTCGAAGAGATGCGCACCCTAGACAAGCGCATCGCCCCCGTCCGGGAACTCGAACTACGCCAGGCCAACCACAACAAGGCGCAAGCCGAGGTGCGGCGCACCGTCGCAGCGACCCCGCAGAACCAGTCCGCCGGGGCCGGGTTGGAGTACTACCGGGGCGACGTCGGCCGGTACCTCGCCGACTGGGGGATGAAAACACGCGACCCCGCCGCCGCCGCGCGGATCAACCGCGCCAACGCCGAGTACCGGGTAGTCGCCGACCAGAAGTTGGCGGACAACCCCGGCATCGTGCCGGTGGCGATCGTCGGGGACGTCGCCAACACACTGCCCACGCTGCGGCCGTTCATCGACTCGGTTCGTAACCTCCCGATGCCGGCCGGGGGTTCGACGTTCAACCGGCCCACGATCACGCAGCATTCCCTCGTCGGGGTGCAGGCGGCCGAGAAGACCCAACTCGCGTCGCAGAAACTCACCATCTCTTCGCTGCCAGTCACCAAGCAGACATTCGGTGGCACGCTGGATATTTCGTTCCAAGACCGGGATTGGACCGACCCCGCCATCCTGCAAATCGCGGTGTCCGACCTCGCTGCGGTGTACGCCAACGAGACCGACAACGCAGCCGCCGACGCCGCCCTCGCCGCCACCACAGGCACGTTCGTCCTCGTCGACGCCGCCGCCGAGGGACCCGCCCGAGCCGCGATAATGAACGCGTCCGCGCAAATATTCGCGAACGTCAAACAGCGCCCCGACACGGTGTGGATGAGCCCCGACGAATACGCCAAATGGGGTGCGATCACCAACTCGGGCGGCGGTCCGTCGTTCATCGGGATCAACGACGCCACCACCGCCGACGGGACCCTGATGGGGTTGCGGGTCGTCGTCGACGGAAACTTCGCCCCGAAGACGATGATCGTCGGGGTGTCGTCGTTCTTCGAGCATTACGAAACCGTCGGCGGTCTACTCCAAGTCGAGGAACCGACGATCCTCGGCTACACCATCGCCTACTACGGGTACAACGCGAATCTGCTCGTGTCCGCCGGGGCGGCTCTGAAACGGTCCGCGACATGAGCGAGGAAACCCTGCCCGAGCAGGACGAACCCGAGCCCGAACCCGAGCCCGAACCCGAGCCCGAGGACCCCGACGTGTGCCCCGTGTGTGGGCGACGGGGCCGCGCGACCGGGCATCACTAATGGCGTACACGACCGCCGGCGGGTACCCCGACCTCCCCACGCTGCGGCAGGAGGTCGGGGTCGCGTCCACCGTCCTCGCCGACGAGATACTCGTCCTCATCGCGGGGTCCGAGCAGGAAGGCGTCGAGGCGGGCTACACGTACCCGCCCGGCGCGCTCCCCGACAAGTTGTATGAGGTGTTCGTTCGTTCGGTCGCGCGGGCGGTGTCGGCGCGCGGGGTCCCGCTGGGGATACTCGCCGCCGACGCCGAGTTCGGCACCGTCCGACTCTCGACCCGCGACTCCGAGATAACGCGGATGGGCGGGGCGTACCGCAACCGGACGTTCGCGTGACACCCGAGCAGGCCATCGTCGACGCGTTGGCAGCGGTGCCGGGGCTTTCCCCGACACCGCTGCCGCCCGCGTCGGTCATCGCCGGATGTGCCTGGCCGGCGTTCTCGTCTCACGGTCCGGCGCGTAACGCGTGCCTCACCGAACTCACGTTCTACGTCTACGTCGCGCTCCCCGCCAACCCGCAGTCCGTCGTGTCGGCGCACGACTTGCGGTTGATGATCGCCGTCGCCCTCGCCGAGGTCGGGCAAGTCCTCTCGGGTGAGGCGTGGGCGATACCCGTCGAAGCGGGCGGGCAAGCCGTCCCCGTCCTCCGATACACATTGGAGATTTGATGACAGTCCAATCCGTACGCTTCGGGGTTCACTCTCGGGACGTCCCCCGGCACCGACTACGCGTGCCAGGTCCAATCAATGGGATTGACCCCCGAGGTTGACGAGGGCGACCCGGTAACCGTCCTGTGCGGTGACACGATCCCCGGATCGGTGACGTTCACCGAAACATTGGGCGGGACGTTCCTCCAAGACTTCTCGGCGGCCGGCGGGATCGTCGAATACTCCCGGATACACAAAGGCGAAGTGGTCGACTTCACGTTCGTCCCGTCCACCGCCGCCGGGGTCGGCGCGACCGGGCAAGTGATGGTGTACCCGCTGGCGTTCGGCACCTCAGACGGGGAGTTCGGTGACGTCCTCACCGCCGACTTCACGTGGCCGGTAGTCGGGGATGTGGACTTCGCGTGGCCGACGGCCTGACCACCAAAGGGGATGACGAGTTGGCGGCAGCCCTCGCCGGCATCGAGGTCGGGCTGGCCGACCTCGCCGACCCCGCCACCGACGCCGGCCGCATGCTCGCCGCCGACGCGGCCCGACGCGCGCCCCGCCTCACCGGCCGGTTGCGTTCCTCGATCACCCCGACCCGCACCCCCACCGGGGTCACCGTCGGGACGTCGGTCTCCTACGGCGCGCCGATTCACTTCGGGGTGCCGTCCCGCAACATCCCCGCCCGCCCCTTCCTCACCGACGCGCTACGCGCAAGCGAGGACCAAATCGTGAAGGCGTACGCCACCGGGATAGACACGCTCATCGCTAAGGAGGTGTGAACGTGGCGGGCCAGAAGGTGCAGTTTCTCGCGCCGCACTGCACCGTCTACATGGATGACGGTGCCGTGTTCGAGATACAGACAAACAACTGGGACATGTTGAATTGGGAACGCGTCGCCCGCAAGAACGGGTGGCCGACCGCGCAAGAAGCGTCTATAGAGTTCGCTACTTGGGTGTCCTGGCATGGGCTCATACGTGAGGCCCAACTCCCCGCCGACTTGACGTACGAACAATTCGCGCCGCGCGCCCAGTCGGTGATCCCTCGGAACGTGAAGCAGGACCCTACCCGCGCGGCACGAGGGGCAGGATGATGGTCGAACTCGCCCTGGCGTCGAGTATCCCCGTCGCCGCGTGGGCCACCGAGGACGACGCGACCATCGCGACCGCGTTGCAAGTCCTCGCCGATCAGGCGGCGGAGGTGAACCGTCGTGGCTAAGTCCACGTCGGTTATTGCGATAGAAGTCACCGCCGACACCTCGTCGGCCATCGGTGACTTGGACAAGGCGAAAGGCGCCGTCAAGTCCTACGGGGACGCGGCCGACACCGCCACCAAACAATCCCGCGACGTGTCCGGCGGGATCGAATCGGTCGGGTCCGTCGCGGGCGGGGCCACTACCGGGCTGCGGGATATGGCCGACGCGGTTGCGATGGCAGGGTTCCCCCAACTATCCGCCGGGATGGCAGTCGCCGCCACCGGGCTCGAATCCCTCGACGGGGCCGCGACCCTTTACGCGTCCGCGCAGGAAGGCGCCGCCAAGGCGGGCGCGATGTTCACCAAAGTGATGAATGTGATGAAAGTTTCGATCCTCACCAACCCGGTCTTCATCATCGCCGCCGTCCTCATCCTGATCGGGGTCGCGTTCGTCATCGCCTACAAGAAATGCGAGACATTCCGGAACATCGTCAACGGGGCGTTCCGTCTGATCCTGTCGACCATCAAAACCGTGTGGGGTTGGATCAAGAACAATTGGCCCCTGCTGCTCGCCGTCCTCACCGGCCCCATCGGGCTCGCCGTCCTCGTCATCACCAAGAATTGGGGGAAAATATCGACGGCGGCGAACACCGCGTACACGTTCATCAAGGGGATATGGGGGAAGTTGACTGCGATCCTCACCGGCCCGTTCGAGTCGGCATGGGACACAATCTCGGGGATATTCACCAAAATACGCGACGCGGTGTCGTCGGTCACCTCCCTCATCAAGAAGATTCCCAAACCGTCGATCCCCGACCTCAACCCGTTCAACGCGAGCGCCACCGCCACCGGGTACGCCGCCCCCGCGACGCGCGGGGTAGCGCGCGCCCCCGCCGCCCGAGCGGTCGCACCGTCCGGCCCGACCGTCGTCGTGAACGGCGCACTCGACCCCGACGCGGTAGCCAGGCAAATCAAACTCATCCTCGGCGGGCATGCGCGCCGCACCGGGCACCTCGCGGGAATCTAGATGCTCCCCGTTGCGGTGGTCACGTTCGGGACGACACCGACCGACGTGACATGCAACGTCGAGACCGCAGCCATCCGACACGGGCGGGACGACCCCACCGCGCAACCCGACGCCTCCACCGCGACGTTCGCCCTCGTCGGGGCGCTGCCGGCCGGCGCGGACATAGGTACCCGCGTCCAACTCGACGCCGTGTTGGCGGGGGTTCACTACCCGCGCTTCGTCGGGGAGATCACCGACATTGAAATATCGTGGCAGGACCTGGACCGTCCCGTCCCGCAGATAATCGCCGCCGGGCGCCTCGCGTCGATGGGCCGCCGCGTGATCGGGGACGTCCCCTTCCCCACCGAACTCGACGGGACCCGCGCGAACCGCGCCATCGTCGCCGCAGGGGTGCCCACCGACGCCGCGAGAACGGACCCTGGGACGCTCAACATCCTCGCCCGGGACGTGGACGCCCAACCCGCCCTCACGATCGCCCAGGAGACCGCAGAGGACGGCGGCGGGATCGTGTGGCAGGCCCGCGACGGTGCCGTCCTCTACGCCGACGCCGAACACCGCCGGGCCGCCCCCATCGCCCTCGTCCTCGACTCATGCACCATGCCGCTAACCGTCGCGTGGATACGCAACACCGAAGGGCTCGTCAACGATGTGCGGGTCCGTTACGGGGTCGCACCCGAGGGCGGGGAACAGCCCGAGATACACCTCACCGAACCGACCTCGATCGCCGCCCGTGGGGCGTACGCCGCGTCGATCAGCACAACCCTCGCCGCCGCCGCAGACGCCAACGCCCGCGCCGGCGCCATACTCGCCCGGCAGTCGTCCCCGTCCTGGATACTCTCCGGCGTCGCCGTCTACCTGGAGTTGATCGACAAACTCGGGCTCGCGCCGGTCGACGATCAAGCGATGACCCGCGCCGTCCTCGGGCTTGACGTCCACTCGCTCATCTCTGTGACCGGACTCCCCGACGGGTCCCCCGCCACCGCAGCCAACCTATGGGTCGAGGGCTGGACCGAAGACGTCGCGTGGGGATCGTGGCGGATATCCCTCGCCACCTCCGACTACTGCCGCAACTCCCCCGAACCGCGTTGGGATGACGTGGACGCGTCGTGGACGTGGAACACCGTCCCCGACAAGACGTGGGACCAATCCACGTGCCTACCCCCGCCCGTACCGTCGGGGACGTGGAATGACATAGCCGCAACCCTGCGGTGGAACCAGATTGACGCCGCCGTAACTTGGAACACTTGGAGTTGATATGGCTACTCTCACGACCCCGCGTCTCGCGATCCCGTACCCGGACGGGAACGAGCGGGTACGCGACGGCGACAACGCCATCGGCGCGCTAGGTGCCTACCTCGAAGACTTGACCAAGGCGGGAATCCCGGCGCGCATCGCCGCCGGGTCCGTCGGGGTGACTACCGCGTCCGGTGCGTCGGCAACCGCCGTAGTCACGTTCCCCGTCGGGCGGTTCACCGTCGCGCCGATAGTTAGCGCGAACCAAGCGTCGCTCTCGACCGCGTACTTTGCGTTCACAAATGCCGCCACAACCGCATCGGTGACCGTCGCAGTCGCGCACCGCGACGGGACCTCCGCCGCGATTAACGTCGCAGTCCAATGGATAGCTATCCAAATGTGAGGGGAGACTCCTATGGCGACGATGACCGTCACGTGTCACACCGACGGCTGCGGCAACGCGGGGCACCCGATCGACTGCGAATACGATCCCGCGATGCCACCCGACAGTGTCCAATGCGGCGTGTGCTCGCAACCCATCACCGACACGACAGGAGCGCCGGCATGACAGAGACCCGACCCGAACCCCAACCCCAACCCGAAACCACCGAACCGCAACCCGAACCGCGCGAACACCCCGACCCGCCCGGCGGCACCGACGACGACACCCCGGACGACGATGAGGGCTAGCGCCGGCGACGCCGTGGCGGCCGCCAACAAATACACCTCCTACTCCGTCGGGTACTGCCTGCGTTGGGTTGTGACGTGCTGGCAGGCCCCGTCAATCGGCTGCCCCGACGCCATCACGTCGTGGGAATGGGCGCTACAGAAACACCCCAACGACCGGAACCCGCCCGTCGGTGCGCCGGTCTACTACCGGGGCGGGAACTACGGTCACATCGCGATATGCACCGCGCCAGGCCGCATCCGCTCCACCGACTGCCAAGGCGCCGGGAAAGTATCCGAGGTTGCCCTGTCGTGGCCCGAGCAGGCGTGGGGATACCCGTACCTCGGCTGGACGGGGGACCTATCCAAAGCCGATTTGCCACTAGCCCCGGACGGGGATGATGACGTGACCAAACCGACAGACGTCGTGGGTAAGGATTCCGACGGCACCGACCTCACGATGGGCGAGCTCGCCGCCCGGATGAATTGGCTTTACAACCAATTCATCGAGGCGGGCGGCATCAACAAACAACTAGACCGTATCGAGACCCAAACCAAATAGATGCCGCTGTTCGACCGCACGACGGGGGACCTTCTGATCCTGCTACTCGCAGGATTGGTGGTCGCGACCGTTCTCATCTCCACGGTCGGTGTCGTCGTCGTCGAAATCGCCCACCCCGAAGCGGACACGCACACCGCCGGGGCCGTCATCGCGAACATCGTCAACACACTCGTCGGGCTCGTCGCAGGGTACTTGGCGGGTAGGACAGAAAGGGGCCGGCAGGGGCCGTGAGAGCACTCGTCGGGTTCGTCCTCGCCGGCATGCTCGCCGCCCTCGCCCTCGTCCTGGCCGTCGTTATGGGCGTCGCCGGGTACGGCACCGCAGCCGAGGGCGCGCCCACGGCTACCGTCAACGTGACCGGCCCACCCGGCCCGCAGGGCGAGCAGGGCGAGGAAGGATTACCCGGACCCAAGGGGGATCAAGGCGATGACGGACGCGACGGCCGTCCCGGCGTTGCTGGCAAGGATGGGCGCGACGGGGCCACCGGCCCTCGCGGAAGCGCTGGTCCGGCAGGCAAACCCGGACCAACGCCGACACCTGCTCGCGCTGGCCCTAGAGGTGTTGCTGGCCCTACAGGACCCACCGGCCCCCCCGGCCCGACACCGACGGGGCTCGCATGCCCGGACGGGTACGCCCTAGCAACCATCAGCGTCCACCAACGCGCCCCCGTCGACACCGACCGGCCGGTCGTCGTCTGCACCGCGTCACAATCTTGACAGTGCGCCAACTTTGACGTGACACTCACAAACGTGGAACAACGGTCTGTTGCCGCCGAGGAACACAAACTTGCCCGCTGCCGGGGCTGCGGCGCGTGGCTGTACGACGCGCGGCCCTGCCCCACCTGTGCGAAGGCTGATGCCCGATGAACGAACGCGCCCCCACCTCCTACGCCGAACTCGCCAACGTCTTGAACGCGCTGCCCATGTTGACCCGCGAAACCCGCCGGGCTCGTCAACTCACCGTCCGGGCCGCCGCCGTCGAACTCGACATATCGGCGGCGACGGTCACCCGCATCGAAGCGGGGTCGATCCCGTCCGTCGACAGGATCACCGCCCTGCTCTATTGGATCGAGCGACGGTGATCGCATTTGTGGTCCGGAACAAACTCCACTGGGATGAGGCACGCGACGACGCCGAGTGGTGGCCGACCATCACCGCGTACGGGGAACATCAGGGCGCGAACCCGCACCCATTCATCACCGGCGCGACGGATACCGCAGCGACGGCGTGGGATTTGATCGAGGCGTTCTGCGGTAACCCGCCCCCAGCGCAGGCGTACCGGGTGACGATCACCCCGGTCGGGACCCCACCCGAACCCGAGGACATGGGCGATGAGTGAGACCGGCGGGATCGTCGCCGCCCTCGTCGCGTTCCAATCCGAACTCCCCAAAATCGGGAAAGTCTCGCAAGCGCAGTACGGGGCGTACGCCGACCTAGCCGACGTGTCCTCGATCCTGCTGCCGGCGTTGGCGTTACACGGCATCGCGTACACCGCGCATCTGGTCCAGGACGACGACGACAACCGTCTGACGCTGGTCGCCGCCCTGCGGCACACCTCGGGGGAAACCATCGAATGCCAGTGGCCGGTCGCCCTGCAAGGCCCGCAGGCGATGGGGTCAGCGTTCACCTACGGTCGGCGTTACTGCCTGCTCGCGATGTGCGGGGCGCACCCCGCCGGGGAGGACGACGACGCCCAACTCGCCGGCAAGGATCACGCCAAGTTGGCGAAGGACACGGTGAAGGCGCCGCGCAAGGCGACCCGCACGAGCTCGACACGCGACGACCCGCAGGACGTGTGGATCGAACCCCGCCCCGTATCCGACCTCGACCGGCCCGGCGCCGAGATCACCGAACCGCAAATCCGCAAACTCGGGGCGCTGATGCGCGAGGCGGGGATCGTCGAGCGGATAGCGGCCCTCGACTACGTGGCGTCGGTGATCGGGCGGGAAGTGTCGTCGCGCCGGGAGTTGACCCGCGACGAAGCGGGCGAGGTGATCGACGCGCTGCAACATCGCGTCGCGGTGGACTTGGCGACGGGGGAACTCACTTGAGCGACCCGCGCATCACCGCAGCCCTCGACAGTTTCGCCGACTACGGCATCAGCGAACGCGAGGAAGTGCTCGTGGCTGTTCTCCGCGACGTGGCGCGGCTGCACCACGAGATGCGTCCCGAGTACCGCGAGTGCGATGAGTGCGGCAAGGACTGGCGCTGCCCCACCGCCCGCGCCCTGGCCCCGCTCGCCGAACTAGGCGGCGACCCGTGACCAACCCGCTCGCGGCCGAGATGGTCCGCTGCCCCCAATGCTGGGCCCGCCCACAGGCCCCATGCACAGGACCCGCCGGGACTGCGGTGATGCCACACGACGAAAGGGTTGTCCTATGGCGAATGTTGGAGTACACATGCGTACATCCCGCAGCGGGGCAGAACAGAAAATGACCCCGCACCTCGGCGAAGGGGCGGGGTCGACGACGATCAGCGTCGACTGTAAGGCATCCGCCGCGAAAGCGCACGCCCCTGTCGGGTTTGCGCCGATAAGTCGTGGCCCAGGCCAACACCTGGCCCTTGGTGGTCCTAAGGACCACATTCCAAGGACTATCTCGTGGCGGTACCGCTGTGGCGGCAGGCGACAGCCTGCCCTGCCTGCCGTTACGTACCGCGCGCGCGAGAGCAGGCAGGCATGAAACCGCTCATTCGGCTGCGCCCACACCCCGCCGACGCCCAACTCGTCGACGTCCTCGCCGGGCCCGAGTGTGCGCAACTCATGGGCCGCTACCAACCCGCCCGATACGAACCCGCCCGACGGTGTTACGTCGTCCACGCCGAGGACATGGACACGTTCATGGTGTTCGCGCGGATCAACGGGCTGCACGTCATCAACCAACCCCGCCCCTACCAACCACCCCGCGTCGGCGGGCGCTGCCCCTGCGGTGAGGACGACTGCACCCGAGCCCGCACCATCACCCCGCAGCAGGCAGAGATCAACGAGTGGGGCGCGTTCAAAGTCCGGGCCGCCGTCAAGCGTCACCGTGGACTACCCCTCACCCCGCAGGATGAGGTTGCCCTCGCCGAACTAGACGCGTGGGTTGACCTCCGGCCGGACCCGCACCGATACGGCAGCGACCAATGACCAACGCCCGGCGCCGGCGAGGCGCCGAAACCGAACGCCGATTCGCCGAACACCTCGCCGAACACGGCTGGCCCCACGCCCAACCCTCACGCGGCCACGGCACCGACATAACCGGCACCCCCGGCATCGGCTGGGAACTCAAAGCCCGCCGAGGATTCACCCCACTCCAATGGCTACGCCAAGTCCACGCACACCAAGTCGGACTCCCCATCGCCGTCCTCCGACCCGACGGGCTCGGACCCGCCCACATCGACGAATGGGCCGCCCTCATGCGCGTCTCCGACCTCATCGAACTACTCCACGCCGCCGGGTACGGTGACAAGAACGCTACGGAAGCGCCACACTCCGACGTGTGACCGTCGAACGGATCCTGCTCGTCGCCATCCTCGCCGTCGTCCTGCTCATCCTCTTCGGCGTCGGAGTCAACACGACGTGAGCCACGACCACCGCGACGACGACCGACACCGCAAACGCCTCCGCGCCCTCTGGCAAACCCGACTCCCCATCGACTGCCACCGCTGCGCCCAACCCATCTACCCCACCGACCCATGGCACCTCGACCACTACCCCATCCCCTACGCCCTCGGCGGCAGAGAACAACGACCCGCCCACGCCGCGTGCAACCAGACCGGACTCCCGCCCGGCGCAATGACAGACAGCGACGCTTTTCCACAACCACCAACCCCACCCAGAGGAATCTCTTCT